ATACAAAAGAGCACCACGAACGTGAATCGGAGTTCCCTTCCCGTAGATTGTTGCATGTGCTTTATGTTTGACCACATCAGACACAGTTCTTGGGAATGAAATCTCTTCAACGGAAAGATTAGTAAACTCTTTTCTAGACTGTTCAATATAATCAATCATATCATCTTCAGTCTTAGTCATGATGAGTTTAAGAGCATCCTTAATCATTTGACGACAAGGAGCAGGAGTAGAAGATTTGACTGCTTCTAGTCCCATAATCTTTAGTTTTGGTTGTTCATATCGAACACCTTCACTGTCCCACACATTAAGAATGTATCGTTTCTTGGCAGTCCAGATTCCACGGTCAGCAATGTTCTCCCGTTTCATCTGCATCTTCTGCTCGTATGCATTCACATAGTCAGCCAATTCTTGGTAAGAACTTTCAATATAAGGCTCAAGTTCCATTTTACAGATCTTATCAAGGAACGAGACAATTTTCTCACGAGTCTCCTCTCTTCCTTTGTATACACATTTAACCAAAGGACCCATATTAAGATAGATAGAATCAGTATCTGAAGCAATAACATAATCAACATCATCAGTTTTCAACACCTTATTTAGATACTTGTTCATCTTCCCCTCAATCCAACGGATTGATACCTGCCCAGACAAAGTAATTGCCTCAGCATTTGCTAGTTTATAGTATCTAAAATATTGGTTTCCGATGGCACCATAAGCAGAGTTCAGAGAAATCTTTTTTGCCATCTGAATGTTATTGCATCTAGCAATCTCCTTTTCCAATTCCTTGGTGGGAGTTTTTTCATATGCTTTCTTTGCCTCAATCATCTTCTTTTTGAAGATAACTCGGTCCCCATACATCTTCTCCATCAACTCAGGAAGGAATCCCTTCACGTCCTTACGATACATAGCACCATTGGCACAAACCGCATAATCCTTATAGAGTTCAAAGTTAATTTGCTCCTGGAGAATTCTATCCACAGTTGCTTGAGGATGCCTCTCATCTAGAAGTGTTTCTGGAGAGATATTATATTGCATAATAAGATGAGGATACAGAGAATTGAGGTCAAAACTGACAACCCAATCATAAATCCCAGGAATTGGTTCTTTGACATATGCCCCTGCATATTTTTCATCTTTTGATGATTTATCTTTTGGGGGAATAACAATGTTGCGTTTCTTAAGATAGTTGTAAATAATGGCATCCCAAGTTCTTACCTGAAAAAACACATCATTATAATTAACCTTAGCATCATATGCCATCGTCAAAAGCAATTCAATGAGTTTCATCTTGTCTTCCAGTTGGTCAACAAGTTCAACGTCCTTGATGTTATAATCAACGAACTTTTGCCAATCCTTAGTATAGAAATCTCGGAAAGTGTCAAACTCGGAGTGGTCCAACTTTTTTTGTCCCAGTTCCACAAATGCAATATGGTCTAGTCGGTATGATTCTTGGTTTGTGTAAGTAAATTTCTTATACAAATCAAGATAGTCAATCACAGACACACCAGCAATCTCATAGGAGATTTGCTCTCTACCCTGAATCACAAGTTCTTTCCTGCGAATATTACCCCAAGGAGAAAGACGACGTGCTTCCTTCTCTCCCAGAATCCGTTCAATACGTCCTGCAATATATGGAATATCATAAAGTTCACAGTTCCATCCAGTGATGGCATCTGGAGTATTCTGTTGCCAAAATGCAAGGAAACGATGAACCAAATCGATTTCATCAGAACACTTTACATATGCAACATCCTTACGGGTATTATCATAATTCCTTGCATTTGCAAAACAAACAATCTGCTTTGTTGCATAATTCTGCAGAGTAATTGTCAGAATTTCTTCTGCACAATCAAAGACATTTGGGAATCCACCCTCGGCAGACACCTCGATATCAATTGTAAACAATCGAATTTTTGTAATATCAAATTTGATTTCTTCTTCTGGATATTTGTCTGAGATGTACTGTGCTTTATAATTATCATTACCATAGACAGTAAATCCCTCAACCTTAGAATACTTGTCTAGAAATTCCTTACAATCAGAAATCTTTCCAGGATGAATAGGTTCGACTGGATATCCATCCAACGTTCTATATTTTGTTTTTTTCTTTGAAGGTACAAATAGAGTAGGTTGATAATCCTCTTCTATTTGAAAATACTCACCATTGTCATAACCACGGACCAACATTTTATTAAATTTTTCATAGACGTTGGTGTAAAATCTCATTGTGTAAGTTCTAAGTATTTGTCAAGTAATGATTTTTTAGGTTCAATCAATGTCAGAATTTTATCTGAACTCATCATAAATTCATCTAAATTTGTGAATTCACTTAACCAAGGAGAAATATTTAATTCAGAATCAATAAGATAGGGTTTAACTAATCTACAATCTGGTTCCCCCAATTCAGAAGATACTTCTTCAACTCTCGTTATCAGAGATGTGTTGTTCATCAACACCAATATTAGCACTTGACTTTCCATTCATTCTTTCCTCATAAGATTGTTTTAGCATTGCAGTTGGTTCAACTATTGTAACTACCCAATCAAATCCAACTGCAATATCAGTATCGTGCGACAAAGGAATCCAGGGAATAAATGATACGCTATACTCCCTTTCATTCTCGGTTTGCTCCATCAATGTTTGTGGAGACAACAATTTAACAGAATAAGGATTTTGGAATACAAACGATACTGCCTTTCCATCATCATCTACCAATTCCTTAATATCTGCAATAATATCTTCTCCAGATTTTAAAACCGCAAGTTTAACAGCCATTTACTTTAAGCACCTCAAAAAATTATAGCAAGAAAAAAGGGGGAAGTCAACTGGATTTTGCCAGTCGTTCCCCTGCGCCGACGATATTCAATTATATTTATAGATAATCTTTGCGTTTGTGGTGGTCAGGAACAATCTTCTTTAGGTTGACAGAGAGGAGTCCATCTTCAAAGGATACATCTGCGACTTCTGTATCGTCTGCCAGTGTCCACGCTCTCTTGAAAGATCGTTGAGCCAATCCCTTATGGACGTAGTTGGTGTTAGACTCCTTATCTTCTTTTTGTCCTTCAACGAATAATTTTCCATCTTGTGTATAGACATAAACCTCCTTCTTTTTAAATCCAGCAAGTGCAAGTTCAAGTCTTGATTCTACGTTGCTTACTTGAACTAGGTTATATGGGGGATAGTTAGAAGTTGTTTCGTGAATTTTAAAAATACGATCAAAGTATTCATCCATACCAATCGTATTGCGATTAATTCTTTCCAGCAAAGCAGGAAGATCCGCAGCCTGATACTTCATCAGATTAGTCATTATAGTAGCTCCTTTAAAAGCGAGTTTGTGTTTTGTGGACCCTTTCGGCATCCTATACTTATATATCATAAGACATTAAAAAAGGGGGTGTTAACCCCCCTACAAAATTATTCGGTTTCCCCTTCAACTCTTTTTTTCTTAGCACCAATATTATACTTAGTTTCCAAAATCCAATCACCTTTGTCCTTATAAGAAAGGACCTTGATTTGATTGAGTGGTGCAATATCTTGAATTTTATTAACATCAACAATAGTAATTAGACCCCAATCAGCAAGTAATTGAGAAATTCTGTTGCGACGTTGGACATCATTCACCGTAAGGTTTGCTGGTTTGCCATCAAGAGCAAACAACTCCTTAAAATGAACTAGGTAATACTTACCTTGTTTATGCAGAATATGGCAAGATTGATAAATCTTTTTTTCCTTACGTGATGCTACACCAATTCTGGTAAGAGTCTCACGAACCTTCAAAAAATCATCTGGTTCATTAAGAATAACTTCCACCATTTGGTCTGGTGACCACTTCACTTCAGGTTCTTGAACGACGCTCATTTTGTTCCTCCAACATCAAGTTTTTGTTTAATGAAATTAATTTGTTCTTCAGAAAGAATCCTCAACGCTTGCTCTGCCTTTTCAGTACTATATCCATAGTAAGATTTGACGTATTCAAGGTCTTTAATTTTTTCCTTTTTTATCCAAGGAGAAAATCTCTTCTTGGTTCTCACAGTATTTATAAGAAAATCATATTGAAGTTTCTTATCTAGTCTGTTATTGATATTTAATTCATTAACAAACATAATACAATCAATGCTGCCACTGAGGCACTTATTAACAATATACGGGGGATACTCCTTTTCAAGAGTACGGTCTTCATCAAGAAGATTTTTTTTTGTTTGGTTAATTGAATTTAACCAATCTTTCAATTCAACCATTTCACGAACTATCAAAGAATTATCTTTTTCTCATTTGGAGTAATCAATTTACTTCCAAACATCTCATTATATTTTTTACAAAGATCCTCTTGAACTTCTACTTTGTATATAATATGAGTTTTTGATAAAACTATTTCTGGTTTATCTTGATTAATAACTGTTGCCCAAGGAGCAAATCCTACACCATTATTTGTAGGAAGAACTACAAGAGCATTCTGAATGGTAATTGTATTTTCTGTTTCAGAAAGAAGTTCGGCAACTACTTCTTCACCAGTTGTAATACGTAGCAATTTTACATCAATCATTTAAATTTACACTCAACCATAATTTCAGTTAACGCAGCAAGAAGATTAATTTCTTGGTCTGCCACAAATGCTGCTTGATACTGATACTTAGCAACAATAAGGACAGCAGCAGCAATAGAAGGACCATCTAGGATTTCATAACAAGCATCGTAAACACGACGAAGAAGTACCCCAGAATCATTATCCAAATTACTGACGACCCATTTACGTACTTCGGGAAAGTTCTTTTCCTTAAGACTTTTAATCAGGTCATCAGTTTTTATCTCCGAGAACGAGGAGAGAATGCCTGTATCAATTTCTCCACCCACCGAGTACCTTTGGCATTCATTGAGGACTCTCCTCCAGTCTGGAAAGTGTTTGTTGATGAGTTCTGCAAGGACTCTTGCATCGAACTTAATGTTTTCCAGTTCAAGGATTTGCTGGAGTCTTTTGAAGAATCCTGCTGCGATTGTTGGTTTTTGTTTTGAAGTGATTGAAAACTCAACGACCGCACACCTTGAATGAAGAGGTTCAATGATTTTGTTCTTGTAGTTGCAGGTGAAGATGAATCTGCAGTTGCCACTAAACTCCTCAGTAAACGCCCGTAGGAGGAGTTGAACATCGTTGGTTGTGTTATCTGCCTCATCAATGATGATGACTTTGTGTTTAGCAGACGACGTAAGTGATAAGGTCGAAGCAAAGTTTTTCGCATTGTTTCGGACAGTATCGAGGAATCTACCCTCGTCGGATCCATTGATGACATATACATCCACTCCAAGTTCATTGCACAGTGCCTTAGCAACTGTTGTCTTACCACATCCAGCAGGACCAGCAAGAAGCAGGTTTGGCACTTCACCCTTATTTAGAAAATCTCTAAATGTTTTCTTAATATTTTCTGGGAGAATACACTCTTCAATTGTCCGCGGTCTATACTTTTCGCACCAGAGAAAATCAGTTCTATCAATATTCATTATATAAATAAAAATGGGACGATACTTTTCAACTATGCTTATATACAAGATAGTCAATCAAGTAAATGGTGATTTTTATATTGGAAAAACAACCAAACCAAAAAATGTTAGATTACAAGAGCATTTTTATAACTCATCATACAATTCTCAAACATACCTCCATAGGGCAATAAGAAAATATGGATGCTCTAATTTTATCATAGAAGAAATAGAAACTAAAATACCAGAAGAAAAATTAGATGAAAGAGAAATATTTTGGATAAACAATCTAAATCCAACATACAATATGACTTCAGGTGGAGAAGGGGGAGATACTTCTCTATCCCCAAATTTTATAAAGTCTATGAAAGAATACCATAACAAAAAACCTAAAGAAGAATATGCCACTTACGGAATGCTAGGGAAAAAGTTCCCAGAAGAAGCAAAAAGAAAGGTTAGTAGAGCAAATTCATATCCAGTTGTTTGCGAAGGAAAGGAGTTTCCTTCAATCAAAGCAGCAGAAGAATATTATAAAAGTTTAGGAACTCCAAAATCGGTTAGGAAAAGAATTGATAGTTCCAAACATCCTGACTGGTATAGAATCAGAAATAAAAGAATTTACAAATAATCCTAATTTAAAAGCAAAATTTTTGTAGATAATCATTAACCAATTCTGGTTTATCTTCCAACCAATATGCCTCAAGTTCATAGACTTGATGCTGTTTTGTTATATTAGAAGACCGCATAACATCATTCAGTTTCCAAGAGTCCAACTGGATATTCTTAATTCCAATTGGACCCCCTTTGCAAGAATGAATTACGTGGACTGCCTCGTGATAGACAGTTTCATTGACATAGTGTTTTACTGGACTAATTGTATTTTTAATATTATTAGTGCAGATTACAAAATCTGGTCTAGTTAAAGTACCAAATAATTCTTTATTTCTACAGATTGGAGCATTTTCCCTAACAATATAATTTTTAGAAATAATTTTATTAAGTATTTGATTCCCAATCGGTGTAAGATAAAGAAGAAAGTCCATTATGAAAAAGTAGAATCAGGTTCAAGGGCAATATAATAATTAAGATTATATTTGGGATTTGTAAACTTAGACAGGAGTTTTTTGGAAACTACAACGTCATAAGTCCCAGGAATAATCTTAATGTTTTCCACTTTGAAGTTGAAAGTAAACTCACTATCAGTTTCACCCACAATAATAGAAAACTCATTGGAAGTATCGTTTTTCTTATCACGAACAACGAGTTTTACCACACCTGCTTCACCAACTGCTGAAAGGTCTGGAAGTTGATAAACAGCAGATGCTTTAATCAGTTTATCAAGTTGAGAGTGCTCCAATTGGAAACAAACATCTTGAGAGGGAAGTTCAAGTTCCTTATCAGGTGGAGTCACAATTACTTCTGGGTCAGCAAAGAAATACTTTACCCTACGTTTGCCTTCTCGAATAATCAGATGAGTATCATTAGAAAAATCAAGGTCTGGGTCTTGGTGCAAACTCAAACCATTTAGAAACTGGTTAAGATCATAAATCGCAAAGTCTTTTGGGAAAGTTTCCTTAACTTCTGCTTCTGCAAGAATGTTCTTCATCACACTAATTGTGCGAAGTTTAGAACCATTCTTAACCAAGATAGATTGGTTAATGGAAGCAAAGTTCTTAAGGGTTGTAATAGTCTCAGGAGAAAGTTTCATAAAAAGTATCAATTCACTTGTTTTCAATAAGGTTCAGATGATTAATCAAGAGCATAGTATAATGAAGGACTTTAAACAAGTCCTGTCGGGGAGTTCCCTTTACATCATACCGATCAATATACTTAGTTACATTACCAGCACAGAATCCTTCACGACGGTTATGCTTAATTTTGTCTAGAGTTTGCTCTTTTCCTCCACCTGTTCTATCAACATAATGCTGACTATAGGTGCTTGCAAGGTACTCTTCGAGTTGTTTCAGAATCTTGTCTTCATTATACTTCCAAAAACCGTTTTTGTTGTTATCAGTATTCATATTAAAAGTAATTGTATCGGGAGAATAGTGGGGGTTTCCCGTAAGACTGATTCCATCATTGTACCAAAACTCTTGGGATGCGATGGTTTCATCACCATTACTCAAATTCAAAAAGTTTTCTTCCACTTCAAACTCATTACTAAAGGTCCTTTTTAAGTATATCAGGTTTTGGGGAACAGTCAAGAAGCAATTTTGCTAAATCCCTTAACTTTCTCAAACTTGATTACGTCATCAAATGCATCCATCATTTCATCTGTTTTATGAGAAATTACAAATACATTTGTATCTTTTAACATATATCTGATTATTTTACTAAAGTAGTCAATTCCATTTCCATCTAAAGAACTATCAAATACTTCATCAAGAATTAGAAGATTTGTATTTGCAGAATTCTTCATTCTTGCAATTTCCCTCCAAGTAAAAAGAATAGCAAGATTGATTCTCATTTTTTCACCTTCACTAAAAGATTCATATGTAAAATCTTCATGAATTGGGGATTTTAAATTTTCTTTAAATTCTTCATCAAAGGAAAAATTAATATAAAAATCCATCAAATTCAAATACTTGTTGATTTGTGTGTTCATCAATGGAAGATATTTTTTAATGACCTTTGATTTAATGCCCCCATCCTTCAACATAGAACCAACAAACTCAAAATAAGAGACATCTTCTTTATACTTAGATTTTGAATCACCAATTTCTTTCAATTCGGTTTGAAGTTTCTTTAACTTATTCCTCTCAGTATTTGTGTTTTTAATTCCATTGGTAATCTCTTGAATTTCATATTCAAGTTCCTTTGATTGCTTATTAAATTGAGAGATTTTAATGTTATTGCTAGAAATTTCATTGTTTATGTTATTGATTTGTTTTGCAATTTTTGCAAATTCAGATTCCCTAAGTTCCTCATTTTCTATAAGAGTCTTAATTTCTTTATAACCAACTTCAATTTCTTTTACTTTATCTTGAAACTCACTAAGTTTATTTAACCTAAAATCTTCATCAATGGTTTGGGTGCAAGTAGGGCATACCGTATTATTATCAAAAAATTGATGCTGCTCTTTAATTGTTGATGCCTTTTGGGATAGTTTACCTTTCAGAGAAGAAAGTTGTTTAAGTTTTTTTGTTGGGTCTCCAAGTTCTTCACTTTGCTTTTGCAAATCGGCAGATATTGAATTTTTTTTATCAGTATCTTCAATTAATAACTCAATGCTATCTTGGAGTTCTTTAATTTTTGTATTCTTTAACTTTATATTTTTCTCTCCATTCTTTTCAATATTTTCAATAAACTCTTTTTGCATCTCAATTTTTTCTTCCGTCATAACCTCCTTAATGGACTCTTCTTTGAATTTCTCATTAAGTCTTTTAATCTTTTCTTTGACAACAGAATTCATTGAAGAAAATATTTTAATGTCCAGCAAATCTTCCACAATCTCTCTACGATTTGCAGCAGAAAGTTGCATAAAAGGTATATATGAAGCACTACCCAAGATAACAATCTGAGTAAATGACTTATAGTTCAGTTTTAGCACAAAAGTCTCTAACCATTCTTGTTGGTCATTTGCCGATGCTTCCTGGTCTAAAAGAGAACCATTCTTATAAATTTCAAAGAGATTTGGTTTTATTCCCCTTACAATTTTCCACTTATTAGTTCCAATAGAAAATTCAATTTCAACCAAACAATCTTTCTCATTAGTAGAATTTACTAATTGACTTTTTGTAATTTTTCTGAATGCTTTATTAAATAACCCAAAGCACAAAGCATCCAATAAAGTAGACTTTCCACTTCCATTTGACCCCACAACTAATGTTGTTGGATTCTTATTAAAATTTATTTCTGTGAACTGATTTCCTGTTGATAAAAAATTACGAAATCTTATTTTCTCGAATAAAATCATTATTTCTTGGGGGTATCACAAATTCATCTGGTGGTATTATAACATAATTGTACCCATAAGCATCGCAAGTTTTAACTGCCAATTCTGGGTCAACTTCAACTACTGACATTGGAGGATAATCTTCTGCCTCTAAAAGTCCTGCATATCTTTCTGCATCATCTTCGTCCAGAAAAAAATACAAGGACTTCTCTCCATCATCATCTGGGACTGCATATGCCCCTTCATCTTCTTTTCCTTTTATTGAAAGTATATACATTACTCTAATTCAAGTGCTTGTTTATATACTTCTCCAACAATAGATTTGATTTTATTTTTATCAAACTCAAAGTCAGAGTCTTCAATATATTTATTAAGAATGGTCATTGTATCCTCAATCTCTGTATCCGAATATTCAACAGAAGTATCGTCAATGTCCATCATATCAATGACTTTAACCTCCAATGGATTAAAGTTAGTTATAAAATTTAAATATTTGTCAAATTCTTTTTGATTATTATTTTTTCTAATTATTATCTTTACTATTTTATCAGTAAAACTAATATCTTCTATTTCTGAGATATCACCATCTTCGTAATATACTTTTTCAAATATATTAAAAGGATTTTTATGGAAGGTTATTTTATATGTTTCGGTATCAAATATATTAAATCCCCTATCATCCCCATAATCATTCCAGAACATCTGATATGGATTACCTAAGTAAAATACCTTTCCGTCATCACTACGAGTGTGATAATGACCAGAATAGACTCTATCAAACTTATCAAAGATTGTTTTGTCCATTCCACCTTTCTGTACCTGCCCAGGAAATACAGAGAATCCATTTAACTCTAAGTGTCCAAATATTACTTTTGCTTCTGTATTTTGAAGTAAATCAAAAACTTTTTCCTGATTTTCATTACATATCCAAGGAAGCAATAAAGTATCCAATCCATCAAATGAAACTTCCAAAGGAGAAGATACTGGAATTACATTCTCATATTGATTCAAGAGCAAGTCAATTGAATTAATTCTATTAGTATTTTTATAATAAACGTCGTGATTCCCAACGATGTTATAAACAGTTATACCAAGTTCTTGGAATTTATCATAAACATTTTCTTTTGCCCATTCCAATGCCCAATAGTCAATACCTTTTCTATTATCAAAGGCATCTCCCATATGAATAACAGTTTTTATTTTTTCCCTTTTTAATCTTGGAAAAAAAATCTCATTATAAAATTTTGCAAAGTATTCATGAAAGTTTTTATTTGCCTTTTTAAAATTATAATGAGTATCAGTAATGATACCTAATTTCATTGATACAATTTCATTTGAATATTATCTTTGATTGTATTATAGTCTGAAGAACTAAATCCATCCCCATCAACAGAAAAAACTTCATCATATCCACTACGTTCAATAATTTTTTCCTTAATCTCCATTTGCTTTTTCTCTTTATGGATTCTACGAAGAAAAGCATAATAAACAATTTGAGTAAAGTATGCAAACGGATTGGTTCTTTCTGTATCAAAATTATTAATATAATTTACACAATTTTCTACTCCATCACTTATCATATCTTCTCTAAACATATAGTTGACAAAATTTGGACGATATGATAGATGAGTAGCAATCTTTAAAAAACAATCCCCAAGATAATTTGATATCATTGGTGGTGGAGCATTCTTCTCTTTTGCCATATCCACTTTCTTTTTATGTAAAACTAAAGCCTCGTGAAATTCTTTATTATTAACATAATGAGGATTTTTAGTTGCTTTGGTATTCATGTAAATTTTATGCGTTAGTTCTTTGTTATAATACAGACATAATAACACAAAAAAGATACATTTGACAAGTCAACGCAATTTAAGTAAAATAACTCTGTTAGGGTTGATAATCATACTAGTCTTTAATATCTTCTGATTTATAAAGTTTCTCCAATAAGATTCTTGCTTCACTAATTGATGAGATGTATCCCATATTTGGGGATACATCTTTTTTATTCTTTTTTTTAATTTTTGATTTTATATACTTTTCATATATTGAAATTATATCTTTATCACGTACTTCAGAGATAGTTATAACTTTTTCCATATCAAGTAAAAAAGTAGTCTCATCAGTAAATTTAATCCAAGGATTTATTTTATATCCTTCAACAGAATACTTTTGAAGGGTTACTGTTTCAATTATAACAGGATCTTCAAGTATCAAGATAGTCCTATCTTCTTCGTCACAGGAACATACTTTAGAAAATATCTCTTCAGAAGATATTAATTTAATAATTGCATAAAATTCTTCAGACATTAGTTTTTAAAATTGATTTTAATTATTTCATAGTTAAAATCTTCTTCATTATAAATTTTAATTCTTTCAATTAAATGATTTAATGTATAATTTTTTTTAGAGTTATAAGTAATATCATCTGCAATATCATAAAGAATTGCTTGTGTTTTGTTATTTCCTTTTCTTAAAACTCTTCCAATTGATTGAAGATTTCTGACTCTTGATTTGCTTGGTGAAGCAAAGATAACATTATGCAAATTTCTAATGTTAATTCCTGTAGAAAATGTTCCGTAAGAAGCAACAATAATTGCGTTATTTTCTCTTTCAGTAATTTCTCTAACCAGTTCTCTTTCTTCTGTGTCAACTCCACCATGAACAAAAAATATTTTTCTTTCCTTTGATGCTGAATTATTTATAAGTTCATATAAAGGCAATCCGTGAGTCTCAACTCTATTAAATAGCACTAAGCTATTTCCTTTCAAATCAAGAACAAGATTTTTTATGAAATTGTTTCTTTTTTCGTGACCTATTAGATATTGTATCTCTTCTTCAAATTCATTAAATTTATGTGGACTATGTTTTAGTAATAAAATTTTAATTTGAAGTTTTGATAAATGCCCCTTTTCAATTAGTTCTTTTGTTTGCGTTACCTTATATGAAGGCCCAAACAATCCCTCAAGAACCCATTTATGTGTTTGGGAACCATCCAAAGTTCCAGTAAATCCAAATCTATATTTTGCATTATCTAGTTTTGTCATAATAGAAACTAAAGATTTTGATTTAAATAAATGAGCTTCATCACCAATTACAACATCAAAAGAATCAAAAAATGACCTTGGCAAATTATATATTGACTGCCAAGTAGTAATTACCACACTTTTATTAGTGTGCTTTTCTTTTCCAGAATAAATTTTATGGCAATATGATTCTGAATCCCATCCATAATCTAAAAAGTCTTTATACATTTGTTCCACTAGAGATGTAGTAGGAACAACTAATAAAATTTTATGATTTTTATCGCAAAAGTATCTAACAACGGAATAAATCATTAATGATTTTCCAGATGCTGTTGGAGAAATTAAAAGTTTTCTATTATATCTAAGAGCATCATAAACAGCATTAACTTGATAATCTCTTGGTTTATGACTTGATATTCTTGTCATATATTCCTTTACTCCTTCATAAGAAATCATTTCGTTTTCTTCTAAAGGAGTTCCATAAAATTTATTATCTTTAAATTCTACTGAATATTCATATCTTTTTGCCCAAGACACAATTTTATCCAAAAGACCAACATATATTTCACCAGTATGTGTACTGTATAGTCTTATTTTTCCATCCCAATATTTACTTCTATACTGAGGCATAAATTTTGCACCAGGAACTTCAAAAGTAAAATACTCCGACAATTCCTGATGAATATGCGGATCCGCATCAACTTTTAAATATATTTCGTTCTTTTTTTGGATAATTATATCAGTCATAACCAGCAGTAAATCTCATATATTCGATAGCATTTTTTATTTGGTAAGTTCTATTTAAAATTGTTTTTAAAATACTTTCCAAATAGTTTATCATTACTTGATAGTATTCAATTTTTGAAGTTGATTTTAAAATATCTTCATCTGCATCTAGATATTTTTCTAAATCATTTTTTAGCACTTTGTGATCAAAGGGATTTTCTTTATAAACATCTGGATCTGCTTTCCCAGAAAAATATAACCACTTTTCTTTCTTAAGAATTTTAAATTTATTCTCTTCTATTTTTTTAAGTAAAATTATATTATTATAAATTTTATAATACTTAGAGTGAAGAGATGGAATATTAATAGACTCTTGGTGCAAATTGTCTGGATCTATTTTTGAATCTTGTTCCCATAATCTTTGAATTTCGTCAATATCCATAAATCAATATTTTCTAATATTATAAATTGTGTATTTAAATACTACTTCTGCTTCTATGTAATTTATTTGAGTTTCTTTCGCATTAAACTCTACAGAGGTTAATGATGTTGGAAACATTCCTTGGAAAGTTACGGAAGCAGTAGGTTGATAATTGCTGTTATATATCAACAATGTCCCTTCGGATTGACCACTGATTGCCGTTTGTCTTCCTGGAGAATAACTATCATTATCTAATAATTTTTGATATTCTTCTGGTGATTCTGGATATCCAAATCCCCTCAACCAGTTATGAATAATTAAATAATTTTCCATATCTTCGTCTATCATAAAACGAAGAGTGAAATCATTATAAGTTAATTTATCTCCAGGGATAGGTATATCCTTTAAGTATGTTGGTTGAACAGCAACCCCTAAATTTATACCAGGAATTGAGGCAGAATTAGAGAAAAAATCTACCTTTGGTTCTTTAGATAAATTAAATTTAAACCCAACTGGGGATAAAAAATTTCTATTAGAAATTTGTCTTTGTAACGGAGATGCCTGATCCATATCCAAGATATCAATCTATAGTAATATTTATTTGCATAAAAAAAGAGGGTCCGAAGACCCTCTCAATTTCCTTAGTGAT